GTCTCCAACCATATAAATTATTAGGATCTACTTCAATCCAATAAGGTCTACGATCTTGTGCTCTTTCTTCAGCAAGACTCACAGCACCAGATGGTGCAGGATAATCTACAAGAATATGACTTTGACCATAAGTTAATGAACACATCAATACTCTTCTTGCATATTCATCTAGATCTGATCCACAACCATCTACATCCATTTTGAACATTTCTGTCCAGTATGGATCGCCTGTTAATGTTATTGGTTTACGAAGAACTAAACCTGTAGCTGCTCTTATCAATCTTTGTGTAAAAGGAGAAAATACAGCACGATTTACTCTTGCCATATATGCTGTATAATCTTCTCTTGGCTCTAATGGCAAAAATGCCTCGCTGTTTTCTCGTAGATATTCTGTTCCTTCAGTTACAGCTTTCATTATTTCCCAACCCTTCATCATATCCAGCACGGCTCTGGTACGAGTAAAAGGACTATCCACTCCACCAACAGATGTAGAGGTTACAATTTTTGTTCTAATTTGGCCTGGGATTGCATAAGTCATTGATTAACACCTCCATCGTTTTAATGCTAACGCTTTTCTTGTAGGTCGCCCTTTTTTGTCTTTTAATGGACCTGGCATACCCGACATTCTTGCACAAAAACTTTTTCTTCTTTTCTTTTCTGATTCAGTAAGACCTGATTTTTTAGTAACAGGTGCTTTTAAATTACTACCAGTAGCACGATTGTATTTCGCACGACCTTTTGCGGTAAGACCACCTTTCCTAGACTTTTCCCCTCTACCTAAAGTTAAACTGACAGATTTACGTTTTCTCATTTGCCCTCTTTTTTCTTAGCTCTTTTATGAGCCTCAGTAAAACTTACACCTTGTCTCATAAGTCTCTTCATCATCTCCATGTGCTTGTCGCTATGGTGTTCAGAGTGTTTCTTGAGTAGGTTTTTTTGGCGAGTGGTAAGTCTCACTTTTTCTTCCTCTTTTTCTTGGATCGTAACTTTTTCAAGTCGGCAGCAGTAATCTTATCCCTGGGAGGGGCAACAGCAGCAAGTTTACGCTGTTTACTAGAATAAGATGATTTAGGCATTAGGCAGCGTTGGTTATAGCACCACTGGTTTGGAAACTTACATTTACAGTTTCAAGATCGCCTGTCGCAGCAGTTAATGTTGTACCTGTTACAATTCCAGAAAAACTTACTTTTTTACTTCCAGAAGTATCTAAAAATAATTCAAACTGTGCATCAGCAGCATCTTCTGTTGTTAAAACATCGGCTAATAAGTTTGCAGTTTCGTTACCACTAGCTGCTGTATATAAGAAATCTATAGAACCTGTACCTGAGATGAGTCCACCAACAAAGGCCCTTGATGTTGCTCCATGAGCAGTTACATCTAATGTTTCTTTTGATATATCTAATGACCAAGCCGTAGTTGATACTACTGCTTCAGTTGTTCCAGATCCATTTTTAAATTTTACAGATCCTTCTTCGCCACGAAAAAATGCCATGAGCTTTGAGAAAAAAGAGTATTTATAATTAGTTTAACTTGTTGTTGACTTTTTTACAGTACCTTTAGTGTTATTTAGCATATATTGTTGGCATCTGTTATCCCATAGGGCAGGATTACGCTTGCCCTTGACTGCTTCAATAGCATCCAGCATTTCTTCAGTAATTTCTGTCATTTTTTCTTGGATTTCTTTCTAAGTATATCAGCATCTGCTTTTCTTGCCCCTCCCCTGCCACTAATAAAACTGTTTACCCTGCCCATCGCCCATGCAGCCATTGGTACGTTGCGAGATCCAGAGGATAAATATGCTCCCTGTCCTCTGCGATACACCTGGGCAAGTTGTCCGTAGGTAAAACGGCTTTTATCTGCCTTTTTTCTTAGTGTTTCTTTTGTTTTTTCGCTTAGTGGTTTTCTTTTTGGTTTCATCTTGAGCAGATCGTGACTTGTTAATGGCTTTTATATCAATATATTCACCTCTTTTGTACTTTTCAGCTGTTTCTTTTATCTCTTTTGCCTTCGCACTACGATTTCGAGCACCCGTAAGGTATTTACTGGGCACTCCCGTCTTTTTGTCTCGTCTTACCCGTCTAAACTGTCTCACTTCTTTTTGGTTTTTTTCTTTTTCTTCTTCTTTTTCATTCCAGTGTGATAGGGCATGGTAAGAACTAGGTAACTCTTAGTATATTCTAAACGAAGTTTGGCCTAATGTCTCTGGTTTGACAAGGTTAAACTGTTGCAAACATAAATACCCAAAAGCATCAAACGCATGGTCTACTCCCAAGTTTTTATTTGGTAATCCCGTATTTGGAGCATAAGTTAGAGTTCGTAACGCTTTTATCAATTCTTTACAACGTGGGTGAATAAATGTTCTGCGATCTCCATTGGCATCATACAAAGCTGTGTTGATCGAAGTAATCTTATCTCTTATCTTCCAGGGGGATTTTGGACTCATAACTGTAAATCCACTCCTCCTCAGAATATTATGGTCAGTAACACCTACTCCACTTGTTTTTCTCGCACTACCAGTAGGGTCAGGACAAGCAATAATTCGCCTGTCCACCCCATATCTTCTAATAACTTCCTCCGCAAAATCCCAAGTTGTTGCTCCACCCGTCAACATAATCTCGTCAAACACATAAAGACAGTTGTTATGCTTGACCGCACAGATTCCTGCCATAGGGTCCACGTTAAAATCCAATCCTAAAATTAAAGGCAACATTTGTAGATCCTCCACCTCGCTACTAATATTCTCATCATTGAAACTGACCGCTACCAATCCAGTAAGATTCTCGAAACTTGCTTCAAATTCCTGCTTAAATGTTCTGCTATCTAATTGTGCCTTCGCAGCCTCTACTTCCTCAACTGGAACATTGCCCCCGTCTACTGTGGTAAAACTCCACCTCCTCCAATCTCCCGTAGGATCTTCTGGAACGTAGCACCATAAATCGTAAAACCAGCTTGCCGTGCCATCGGGTGTTGAAATGAATAGTGCCCAACCCTGTTTATCTGCCAGTGCTGGTCGAATAACTTGGAACCATACGTCAGAATCCATGAAGGCTGCTTCATCTAGTACAACACCAGCTAAACTTCGACCTCTTAATGTGGTTGCATTTTCTGTTCCTTTCAGTTCAATAAGTGAGCCGTTTATCAGTTCAATTTTTAAATCTGTTTCGTTTTTTGATTTTATCCATTCTCTTGGTACAAGTTTCTTTAGTTCTTTCCACGCAATGTCCTTTGCCATGCGATATGTAGGAGCACAATAAAAATATGTCTCGCCTGGTCTTTTAATTGCAGCATTTACAAGTTCAATACAAGATAAATAAGATTTTCCGAATCTTCTGCCAGCCACCAGTACCCTAAATCTGTTTTTTGCGTTGAACACCTCCCCCTGTGCCCACCTTAATGTTAAGTTTTCTCGTGTTTTT